AAATGTGGCTAAAGTATGGTTACTATTACAAATTTGTTTTGCAAGATGCAAATAGTAATTCTGTTGCTACTTATGACAATTTATACGGAATATTAGGTACTATTCCTGCTGTATCTTCAGCATTTACTACAGGTATGATTTTATTATGGTCAGGTGCAATTGGTTCAATACCTGCTGGCTTTTATTTATGTAATGGCTCTAATGGTACACCTGATTTAAGAGATCGTTTTATTGTAGGTGCAGGTGGTTCTTATTCAGTAGCACAAACAGGTGGTAGTGCTGATGCAATTGTAGTTAGCCATAATCATACGGCTACATCAACTTCAACTGTCACAGACCCCGGACATACCCATACAACAAATGCTTTATACAATACTGGAGTAAATGGTGCTGGGTTTTATTATCAACAGCAAGTCATGGCTACTGCTACCATTAACCCTGCTACAACAGGCATTACAGTAGCAACAACTACTACCAACGTAGCAGCTGGTACTTCAGGTACTGGTGCTAACAATCCTCTTTACTACGCACTTGCGTACATCATGGCTGCTTAAAATGGATAACCAATTAATACTAAATCTTTTATTTTCATCTACTGGCTTAGTATTAGGTTGGTTTTTACGTGAATTGTGGGCTGCCGTGAAAGAGTTAAAAGCTGATCTTGCTAAACTTCGTGAAGAAATACCTACTCATTACGTTTCTAAAGACGATTATCGTCAAGATGTAAAAGAGTTAAAAGATATGATAGGCAAAATATTTGATATTCTTGAAAAACGTAGAGAGAAATTATAATGCTTACTTTATTTACAACTTTAATTTCATTCTTAACTGGTGGCTTACCTAAGCTATTAGACTTCTTTCAAGATAAGACTGATAAAAGCCATGAGTTAGCTATGGCTCAATTACAGTTTACACAACAGCTAGAATTACAGAAAGCTGGCTTTTCACTTCAAAAAGACCTTGAGGAAATAAAGTATGACGAAATTCAAACGCAGACTGCTGGCGCAGAGAGATCGGCTTTATACCAACATGACATTGAGATCGGGAAAGGTGCGAGTGTTTGGGTGGTTAATTCTCGTGCTATGGTACGGCCTCTTATTACTTATGGCTTGTTTGTTTTGCTTGTGTGTGTTGAGTTATTTGGATTCTACTTCGCAGTTCATACAGGAACGACATATCAGCTTGCTATGAGTAACTTGTGGTCAGCAGACATGCAAACAATATGGGCTTCAATTGTAGCGTTTCACTTTGGTACTCGTGCTTTTGCTAAATGAAAACTTCAGAAGTAGGATTAGCTTTAATTAAACATTATGAAGGCTTCTACAGTAAACCGTATAAATGCCCTGCTGGTCGTTGGACTGTGGGTTATGGTCATCTTATTGGTAACGGCATTAATCTCCCTGATAACTGGAATAGACATTTTAGCGTAGAGGAAATCAATGATATTCTTAAACGAGATTTGGCAAGGTTTGAGCAGGGTGTGTTACGCTACATTACCATGCCTCTCAATCAGTATCAGTTTGATTCTTTGGTGTCTTTTAGCTTTAACCTTGGGCTTGGCACTTTACAACGCAGTACGATCAGACAAAAATTAAATCGTAATGATGTAAAAGGTGCAGTTAAATCATTATTACAATATAACAAAGCAAACGGTAAAGTATTAAAGGGTTTAGATTTAAGAAGAAAAGCTGAAGCTAAATTATTAGGGAGTTAAGATGAAATATCTATTTATACTGTTTATGTTTGTTAGTAATGTTTATGCTGAAGAAATTATACCTGTAAAAATTTGTCATGGTGAATATGCGCTATGTGCAGCTTCAGGTGCTTATCCAACAGGTAAAGATATAGTAGTTCAAGGTACAACGTATAAAGAAGGTATATCTGTATGCCCAGTTCTTAATGGTGCTGCAATTGCTAATATGAAATTAATGGATAATTCATGCAAATCACCTAAAGGCAAGGTATGGTCGTTATTTAGTACAGAAACAAGTTACCCACAAGCACCTACATGGGCAGTAACTACAGCCGTAGTAAGAAAATTTGTTACAACTAGCGAAATAGGTGGCGGTATGTCTAATATGTGGGCTTTTGAATGTACAAAAAGAGCTAAGAAAGTTAATGGTGTTACTTTAGCTGATTGTTTAGGGCCATTGAATGAAAGCCCGTGGGATAATGGTGCTGTACCTGTAGGCACTAATGCGTTTACCGCAGCTCCATTGGGTTCTCCAAACCCAGTTGGTGGGGTTTATCAGTAATTCTTTTTCTATGTAGCATTAATAGTTTAGCAAGTGCAAACAGTACAGCATAGTCATCTTCATCAAGCACTTCAGGAAAAGTAATACCAACGCTCCAGCAATCTTCTATTAAGTGCTGAAGCTCGTTAGCATCACTCATTTTTTAGGCAACTGTAATAACTCTCGTAGTTCTGCCATTTCTTCTTCAGTTAGCATCATTTTGGTGATTTCACTTTTTTGATGCCAGAGGCATTACGTAAATCATGACTGTGTAAACGTTTACCTACTGACTTAGGCACTTCTTTTGCTTTCTCAGCAACTTTAGCAGCTTCTTTACGATTAACAATTTTTAAATTAGATAACTCAAATTCATGTTTAGCGTGTTTAGCTGCTTTGCCTTCTCGCTTTTTAAGTTCGTCATGGCTCCAGGCTTTACTTGGTGCAATAACAACTTTACCGCTTTTCTCTTTTATTGCAGGTACCAGTACACTTAACTTTGTTTTATTCTTAGCCATGATTAGCTCCTATTTACTTAGTAAAATAACAATAATAACAATTAATAAAAAATATAGCATATTAAATTCCTATGACATTAAGTAAGAAAATATAAACACAGCTATACATATAGCGCATATCGCTAAAACACCTAATATAAAGCCTTCAGGCACTTGATTATGGTTGCATGGCATCACCATTCTCCTGTTTTAATACATCTTCATCATCAACAACTACTTCTTTTTCAGGCTTACGAAAGATAGCATCAAAGTTATCTGCATATGTTTTGCTAGGCTTAGTCTGCATTAGATCGCCTGTGATTAGATTATGTTTATTCATTGTTTATCCTATTTTGATACATCTCTTTTTTTATAGCTTGGTGGCAAGGTGTACAGTAACTGGTTAATCTTTCATCAATTGCTGTGCGGTGTCTAGGTCGTGATTCACATCTAGGGCAGACTGGATCTCTAGCCCTAAGTTCTTCTCTAGTTTTAATGCTTAAATACTGATTAACTAAACTAGCTAACATAATTAATCCTTAAAAAAAGGCTACTCGCTGCACCTTTCGGCATCTGCTTTCACCATAACTGTTTAAAATAAAATTACCCATTAATTGCTGATCCATTTAATTTATCTCAAGAAGCATGACACTTTGGGCATAACCACCTAACAGACATTGGATACGCATAATCATCATGATGCCCATGTATTTTATGATGGACTACATGACAAACTTCACAATTATTAGGTTTAACTATTTTTTTATCTCGTACTGCATTATTAATAATATGTGATGCACTACGCTTAATTACATTACTTTCAGCCCACTTAGTTTTAGCTTTTCTTGCAACTTCTTTACCTTGTTCTGTTTGGCTATACGCTAATCTTCCAGCAATTCTGTGAGGTAAATTTGCTCTATTTTTATCATATTCAATATAATAATCATGGTTTTTTAATATATTTTCTTTAGTATCTTTTTTAGTACATGATTTACATTTATTTAAATGTCCATCAGCCATTCCAGAATGTTTGTAAAATTCTATCAATGGCTGACTTTCATTACACTTAAAACATATTTTAGAATTACACATGACTTATTCCTTGTGTTGAGAATAAATCCATTATAGTATAATTCTAATTAAAAGGTAAATCTTCTTCTAGTTCATTGGAGTGCATTGTCTTAGAAGAATCATAATTAACACTAGAAGCTGTTTTAAGCGTCTTAGGCACGTTATATTCATTAGGTAAGGTATTTGTATCACCTTTCTTACCATAAAGCGTTAAATCGTTTACACGTACTTCTAAGCTAAATTTTTCTGTACCATCTTTAGCTTTATATGGGCGGTTAGTCAATTCACCTACAATTCCTACTGTTGTACCTTTTAACAACATAGGTGCAAGTGTCTCGGCTCTTTTTCCCCAGACATTACAATTCAACCAGGTGGTAACTTTTTTATCACCGAATCCACTTGATAATGCAAGTGAGAATGAGCAAACTGCA